TCCACCTGATGTAGAAGGGAACGATACAACTCTTCCTAGAGCTTGGTTTACTGCCCACATTTTGGGATCGGATCATTTTAAACTTGCCTATTGACAAACCAAACTTAGTTCTTATATAATATATTGACGGGACAATGGACGACCATTGCCCGGAAGAAGATTTAGGAGGAGGAGAAGAAGATGATCCTCACTGGGTGGAAAGCCGTCGCAAGGGCGGCAGATTTGGCAGCCAAGGAAAGGGAAGAGGATCCCACGGACACCTCCGACGAAACCGACTGCCCGGAACTGAACAAAGTTCTTGAAGCTTTCTACGATGATCCAATTACCATTGCCTATGGAGTTGGAAGCGAATGTGCACCTCTGGTGATCAGGGCTCATAGGAAGGCACACGGATGCTAACTATAGAAGATCAGATCGTCAAGAAGTACAAGGGCTGGTTGGAACTCTGGGCGGAAGGTCAAGCCTTCCCAGATGAACTTACTATCACTACGATCAACGACACAGAGTTCACTTACTGCCGAGAAGGCCTGCCCGGTCCGAACAGGGTAGTTACCACTCTCATCAACGATCCATTGGATGAAGGTGGCCCGGCTCTGGTAATCAGCCACTTCTATTGGTCGGATGATACTGAGAAGTGGGTGATGACCATGCAGATTTCCCAGTTCGACCTTCGCTGGGATCTCATCTGGACGGAAGAGTTAGGATACAAGAAGTAGAGAAGGAAAGAAATGCTTGACTTCAGCCGAGATTTAGAAGATGTTGGTCCCGAACACCCTGACGATCTAGAACTACGACTAGATATGGCAGAGTCGATGCACGACTACGACCCAGATCCTCAGACAGGGAAATGCCGGGCATACCTCATCAGGCATGGAGTTCGAGGGGCTGACTGCGGCAGTACTCAGAGCCACGCGGTATTCCACAACCCGAAGGAAGGCTGCTGCTACTGCCGCCACGGAGTTTACCTCCACACTGACTACGACATCCCCTGTGGAGCTTGCGAGTTTGGTGATTATGATGAATGAGGAAATGGATCCCGCAGAAATTGAAGATCACATTATTGCCCATCAGGCAGGAGTGATCAGGAAGAGGTGGGGAGAAGAACAAGCCAGCAACGTGAACTACGGGTGGGGAGTAGATGAAGGAGGCGGGAAGCCCATAGTTAGTTCCAAGATCTATGGGAGGGGGCTGATCCTAACTACTCACATGGAGGGAAGAGACTATGTGGATAGTTGGGATGACTACGAATGATTACCAAAGCAGAGGCCGAAGAGGTCGCCCAGGAAGTTTGGGATATTCAAGGCAATATGGAGGATGGCTGGGCGTTAGTGGAAGATTATCCTTGGGCCGACGAAGAGGACGCAGATTTAATCCTTCAAGCCCTAGAAAGGATCGCAGAGGCACATGGAGAACATCGAGAAGATCTTTAGGGTCCTCTCATGGGCAGCCATTGTGGTGGCAATCTGGTACTTTTCCGCCCATCTTCTTGCCGCCCAGATTTGTCAGTAGAAGGAGTTTAGATGGCTGGAGAGGTTAGAGAGCTACTGAAGGAGGAAAGGTGGCTCGTTGAAAGAACTGCCAGGCTAGAGGAGGTAGAACTGGACAACGGAGGAATTAGATTTAGGGTTCATGTCTCTGATGAGGGTAGACCTCCTTTCATCAGTAGATGGTTCAATGATCCAGTTCCAGCTGCAGACTTCATTGAGAAGATGAAGACAGGGTTTGATCCAAGGAGGGATCGGTGAGCGATAATGTTCTAGTTCAGATCAGGCAGGGGCTGCATGATGACGAACTGGATGACATCATTCAGTACGCCATGATGCGCAAGAAGTCTCTGGCTTCCATGATCTTCGCAGAGTTGAAGTCAGGGGATAGGGTTAGGTTCGTCTCCACCGTTCGCCCAACCTACCTTAGAGGTGCCCAAGGCACTGTGGTTGGGAAGAAGGTGTCAAAGTTGATTATCAAATTGGATCGTCCTATGGGCCGCTTCCATTCAGACATCCGAGTTCCCCCGAGCATCATTGAGCGAGTAGAGGAGGTGAGCCGGTAGATAAGTTCTAGCACTCCTCTTAGAAAGAGGCACCTTGACAAGCCCATCTCCGGGCTAATATAATGGGTACATAAGTTGGGACAGAAGTCCCAAGGAACAGGAGGCCAGAAGGTGGCAACGAAGAAGACCGCAGCCCCCGTCGTCGAAGAGCCCGAGGACGAGCTCGAGGAACTCGACGAGGTGGAGGCAACGGCTGAGGCTTCAGAGGAAGAGGCCCCGAAGAAGAAGCGAACCCGGAAGGCCAAGGTTGAGAAGCCTGCCCGCACCGGGAAGTCTACCAAGGAGGCGGCTGAGATCCTCGGGATCACCCCGGTTCGTCTTCGCCGGATCCTTCGTTCAGAGGATGGCGGGTTCCCGGACAAGGAGTACACCCGCTACGATCTGACAGACGAGAACATCGAGAACATCCGAGCCCTCCTCGAGTCCGGAGCCGCTGAGAAGGCGGAGAAGAAGACCCGGAAGAGCAAAAAGTCCGCCGCGACTGAGAATGCCGCAGAAGAGGTGGGGGAGGAGCTCTCCGATCTTGAGGACGAGGTCGATGAGGGAGAGGATCTTGACCTCGACGAGGAGGATGAGGACGAGGAGGAGGACGAGTAATCTACTCACGGATGGGGAAGCAAGTTACGAGGCTCATTGATCAGGGCTTCCGGGAACTTGGATAGGAGCTTCCAAACCCTATCGTAGCTTAGAAGATTATTGGGTCTAAGCCCATCCGCGAACGGTAACCGCATATTCCTTCCCAAAAGAAGAGGTAGGGAGCCTCCACCCCCTGCCTCTTCTTTTTGTGTGTTCCTGAAACCTCAGCCGCCTAATAGCCACGTAGATCTCCTCCTCCAAACACCATGTTCCGCAGCTTCACAGGGCCGGAGGAAAAGTTGCGGCTGTGGTTGTGATGAAGATGCTGCGGTTCCCAAACTAAAGTCGCTTAAGGATCCCCAGCATCAGCATGTGATTTTAGGTAAAAAGCTTTGGTTGTTTATACCTAGGGGCTTCAGATGCTGCGGTTCCTACGGGACAGACGAACTGCAGCATCCCAGTAAACATCCCTGTCCGTGGGCAAACCTCCATGAAACATCGTCTTGACAAACCCAACTTCTATATATTATAATATTATTGACCGGCCAGACGGGCCAGACAAAAGGTTCTACATCATAGCCACCAAAAACCATAGGGAGGTACATCCAAAATGACAATGACAAAGGAAGAGGTAGAGGCAAAGGAAGTTTGGGAAGAACAACTTCTATATACCGCCAACTACATCCGCCATTGCCACGACCTCAACATCGGCTACAGCGACGACGGCCTCGACTACCTTCAATCCGCCCTTGACCTCTCCATCCTCCTCACCAACGCCTGGGTGGATGGGGATCTACTACAAACCCTCCGCGACCTCTCTAAGCCACTGGAGGATCAAACCTATGCCTACGACGACATCATCCTCCGCGAAATCGACAACTACGCTTGCGATGGGGTGGCTCCCAAACTAATCGACTACTGCCGCCGCTAGCCTCCGTCTAAAACTTCTCAATCATCATCACATATAAACATCCGTTTATATGGGGCTGCATTGAGATGCTGCGGTTCTACATCTAAAACAACCTTAAGGATCCCCAGCATCCGCCAAACTTTCCCAAATGTCCTAGTCGTCAATGGGCAGCTTGCGCGCGGCGCGTCTGGTCCCGTCCGTCTGGCGCGGCGCGTCCGTCTGGATCGCGCGACCGTTGACACGCCACGCGCGACCGTGCTACGGTCCGTCCCGTCAGCGCCGCATGGGACGGCGCGACTAGCACGGGAGGCCAGAATGGCCGGACAGACCTACACCGCTCGCCAGACGGCGCGCGAGGTCGCCAAGCGACTAGGACGCCCCTACTCGGACAAGCGTGTCCGCGCATGGGTTCGGGATAACGTGAGCGCGTATCAGGACGACGCGTACACCGCGCATCTATACGATGCCCGCCTGTATCAGCGTATCGTGTCCGCGCTCGTTGCCAAGGGACGCGCAGGACGCGCCACGGCCGCCAGTGTCGGCCGTAGCGGGACGAATGGGACGGGGACGACCCGCAAGCCCAAGACGACCCGCAAGCCCGCCAGCGTGGCGCAGAGCGCGCCACAGGACGACGCGTCGTGACAGGTCTGCGCGAGCGTATCGCGCGACGACTCCCGCCGCGCTGCGCCGCGTGCCACGCGCTGCTAGGCCAAGCGTGGCGACTCTGGCCCACGGCACAGGGGACGCGAGTCCCATTGTGCGGGACGTGCTACAGGGTCGTCGCAGGCTAGCCCGCTAGCACGGGACGGGATACTCCCCTAGAGTATCCCGTCCCCCATATGGCCTCTGAGCCGGTGTTGCCGGATTAGAAGATGTAGATGTTTTCTGAAGATGTGTTTCCCCCTATACCAGGCAGGGACAGACGGCTATTGCAGATGTCTCGGTGATGGGCCTAGAAGGAGCCTAGAAATCTCCAATACCCCCTAGAGGTCTATTGACTAGGGTGGACTAAATGTGATCCTTGCCGGGAAACTTTTACCCATCAATCTGAGGTTAGCCTCCCTGTGGCAGACCCAAGTTTGATCTGGGAAGAGATGGGAAGAGCTTAACCCCTAAGCTCTTCACTCCGAAAACACATGATAATCCCATACCTTGACAAAAACCTCAAGATGACATAATATGATAGGGTAGCTGATGATCCTAGGCTAGGCCAGGAGAGTAGGTTCAACATCAACCCACGGACAATACCGGGGAAGAGATAGAACCCAAAACTTCCGGAGCTACCGGTTCTGACCTCCACTGGTGGGGAAGGAGATTCCTTATCTAATCTCTTCCCCATCGAACTTAGAGGGTGGATCAAGTTGACGGGCCTGGTAAACTCAATCAACCTTCCAAAGGGACCGAGGAAGAGATTAGATCAGCAAACTAAACATTCTAAGGGAAGAGATTATTTTCAAACTCTGCCCTATGAAGCCCTCAGGGTTAGAACAGTTTGCTCCCATTCCCCGATCTATCTTATCAGCAATCATCCAGACCAACCCCTTCTCTGTGGCCTATGTTTCTTCCGTGAAGGCTGGGCTTCAGAAATCCCGACCAGGATCCATCTCTTCAAAACCCTCGCTGATAACGGAAACCCACAGACAACTCCGAAGTTCATAGCTCATCTTTATCTGGTAATGGGCCTCAAACCCCCGGACAAAGATGAGCCTCTTCATGAATATCGTCGGAGACGGGGGTCACTATATCACAAACTCCCTCGCGCGCGTGAGCAATATACTAGCCCGGCATGGCGGCTCTTCCCTATCGCTTCTGCCCTGTGGAAGCTGATGGGGCATCAACCTCCGCTAGGGATTGTTCTCGTGAGAGGAGTTAGTGGAAGGACCGAGGCAGAAATCGCCGCTGAACTCGATACTTCATTAGTGAACATTCATATCAGGATGGCAAAGGCGATTCGGACAGCGATGGGGTATCTTCCACGTGGCAACGAGGAAAGAACTGGTCAAGGTCGAACCAGAGGAGATGACCAGTCAAATCCGGAACCGACTGGAACCCACTAATCGAGGACTTCGTCTGTTGAACCCTACGGGGAAGAGCGACGAGGATTACGCAGAGGGCTTCCGCAAGCAGCCCCGGTTGCGTTACGCGGCGATGCGGGCGCATCAAGAGATGGCAGCACAAGCTTTAGCAGTTGGAGCTACGCAGAAGCTCGCTGCGAAATACGCCGGCGTTAGCCCCCGGCAGATTAAGAAGTACTATACGGACCCAGAGTTTAGAACTCGTATTGAAGAGCTGAGAGGCGTTCTAGCTTCCAAAATTCGTGGTAAGATCTATCGCGAGTTGGATCGTCGCACTTCCAAGCCGTTCATCGTGAATCTGGAAGTTATGGACCTCGTTCGTATTCTCGATCGAACAGGACCTCAGGGCGGCAAGGGGATGGCGATAACGGTCGAGGGCGATGTGAATGTTACCAAGTATGAAGGAATCCTCAACGCGCTCTTCAATACTGACTCCAGCGGCGATGGCGCGGATTTTCCGCAGTACGGGGATCCAGGTACTACCATACCAGGAACTAGTACACCGGTCGAGGGCTAGATTCCGCATCTTCAATGGCGGGCGCCGGATTGGAAAATCAAAACTAGGCGGACATGAAGCCTTCGCGCAGTGCGTCGTTCGAGGCTCTTACATCTGGGTTGTGGGTCCGACGATGGACCTTGCCGAGAAAGAGTTCCGGACCGTTTGGCGATATGCGGTAGAACTACAGAATATCCCCGTTCGGCGTAAGTCAGAACGTGAGCTGTTCATTCAGTTCGAGAACGGCTCAATGATCGAGTGCCGGTCGGAGGAGAACCCAGACCAGCTCATTGGAGAAGGTCTCGATCTTGTTATTCTCGCAGAAGCCGCCCGACTCAAAGAACGGACTTGGCATCAGTACATCCGCCCGGCATTGGCAGATCGCCAGGGACGCGCTCTGTTCTCGAGCACGCCGCGCGGCTTCAACTGGTTCTATAACTTCTTCCTCAAAGGCCAGGATCGGGATGACCCGGATAGCGCGTGGTGGGAGAGCTGGACCGTCCCATCGCGCATGAACCCAATCCTCCCTCCCGAGGAGATTGAAGAGGCGAAACGATCGAGCACTCCGGAATCGTTCGCCCAGGAATGGGAAGCTAAGTTCATCGCATACGGTGGCCTCGTCTACTACGAGTTTGATGAGAACATCCACGTTCGGGTGCATAACTACAATCCTTTGCTCCGTACTCAGGTCTGGTGCGACCCAGGTTCTACCGCGCCTTATGCTGCACTTCTCGTTCAGTTGACTCCGGAAGAGGAAATTCACGTTCTGGATGAGATTTACGTCACCCAGAAGACAACTGCCCAGGTAATCAAACTAGCAGAAGAAAAGTGGCGGCCCTACTTGATCAACGACTTCGGAAATCCCTCGGAGGACATCGATGTCATCGTTGATAAGGCGGCGGCTGAAGCAGTTGCTACTTGGAGACTTCGCGGCTATAGGACGAGAAACGAGAAACCGACGAGCATCACACGGGGTATCGAGGTCCATCATATGTTCCTCAGAG